ATCGGATACTGGGATTACATCGCAGTTATCGTAGTCTGACTGCTTAGCAAAACGGTTGCCTACATCTGGCTGGTAGCTGTATTCGTCAGGAGTGTAGTCACGGATAATATCTTTTAAGAGTTTTAGCTCCTGTTTCATTGAGTAATGAACACGGGCTTGGACTGCGGACATAACCTTGAGGGTTCTCTCCAGAATAGCCAGAGTTGTACCGACTGGGGTATTGGCTGACATATCGGCAATCTTCATATCGGAAGCCGAGGCAAAGCGTCTTCCCTCTTCTACGATAGTACCCAGCAAGGTATATAAAACTTGGCTGGGTTCTTTGTATGGAAGCGGGAGTATGTTGTCTTTTAACGCACCAGAAGGAACGTCAACGTCCCTAAACTCTCCTGGGGAGATCGGGGTGTCGTCTCCTTTGACTCGCATGCCACGGGTCTTAAAGCCACCTGGCAAGTTCGAGAGTGTTCCAGCATCCACGAGCTGCCGAATAAGACTAGTACCAGACTTAGCAAAAGCACCGACAAGGTGAATAAGCCCAAAACAATAAAAGCCAAAGCCTGGAACATAGCCATAATGGACGAAATGTTGACGTTTTTGCTTAGTTTCATCTTCGGGTCTCCAATTTCTACGGATCGCTAATACCTGTTGTGTTCCCTTTTCAACGGTCACAATATAAGGTAATGCGATTCCTGTAGGTTCTCCGTCTTTATCTTTATCTTCAAAACCTTCAATATCTAGGTTAACTTGAATTTCTAGTATTTTATAGCGGTCATCTGAGGTAGCCTGAAAGCCCATTTTCTGGGCAATCTTCTTCTCTACCTCATCAAATGCAGTGCTAGGCGTTCCTAGGTCGATATCCCGATAAAAGCCTGCGACTTGCAGTTTGCGTAATTCGTTCTCGGTCTTACGCATGACATGGGTAACACGCTCTGCGGTCTGTAGATCGGAGGCGCCATAAGGAACAATCAGGTCTTCTGCGGGCACAAACAACGAAACTTGACGATCTAAGGCAGGATCAAAATAGACTTTCTTAAAGGCGTTACCTGAAAGTCCAAGTCCCCAGCACATTCTCTCGTGCTCTGGGCGGTACTCTGGCATCTCTTCGGTAATCTGGTAGTTCATGTCTTTTTGAACCCGATCCGCAGCTGCCATCTTTTCTGGGGTTTCTTTGCCAACAATCACGGTCTTTACTGGACCAGCGGGAGGTAGGGTCTCCATGACAGTCTCAGCTTGGAACTTAACTAAGGCTTCAGAGAGGAGGGGATGGTAGACGCCACAAGCGCCTTCCCATGGCTCAGTTCTCTCTTCGATCTTCATTCCAAGAAGTTCGATGCCGTCTGTATAGGTCTGCATCCATTCTTTGCGGGCGCCAATATCTGAGTCAACATCGCCTAATAAATCGCCAGCGATTTCATTTAATTCACCGTCATCTAAGTATTCGGCAAGGTTGGCGTCAAAGTCGTCTGCGCTTTCCTCTTTAGGTTCAATCTGAATCTCTAAGCCATCAATACCAATCTTGACGGATTCTGGATCCTCGATCTCAATCTCAATTGGTTCTTGCATCGCAGAGGCTGCTTCAAGACCTTGTGGTAATGCATAGAGTGCTTTTTCGATAGCCATAATAGTTCCTTAGTAATAACTTGCTGCTCGCCTAGACTTGAAGTACTTGATCTCGTCTTCCTCGTCTGTTTGTAATCGGATAAAACCGCCTTTTCTAAATCGTATTAACGCCTGTGTTGCGGAGTCTACCAAGTCATCATGGTCTGAATTGGGAAACGCTGCCATTTCCTCAATCACTTCCTCAGCCCAGCGCTTTCTTGGCGCCCATACTTTTCCTGATGCAAAGATGTCTGCTACAGAGTTTACACGGGAGATCTTGTCATTACCACGGGTTGGCGTAAATTCTTGTACAGGAATACCCATTCTTCGTAGCTCAAAGACTAGCGGAGCTCCCGAAGCCTTAGCCTCTACTATAAACGCATCGGGTTCCCATTCGCTGTACATCTGTTGCGCTCTGATCTTTAATTCAGGGAACTCTAGCCGTTCTTTTAAGGCGTCTAAGAGAATAATATGCACATCCGTAGGATCCTCGTCTTTACGAAATACCCCCCAAGTTGTGCATGCGGAATAGTCTGAACGCTCGTTTTTAGTAAAGGCGGTATCCCAAGACTGGATAATAAAATCACAGATTGGCGGGTTTTCTTTTTCCCAGACTTGCCACCATTCCCGTTTGACTAGGGCGCCTTCTTCGGCACTTGGATCTTGTTGGTACTGGGCTGACCACTTAGAGATTGGTAGTTCGTTTTTTAATTTTTCTAATTCATCTAAAGACCAGAACTCAGGCCATAGAGGTTTTCCCGTTGGCATGATAGCGGGGAGATTAATAACCTCCCACTCATCCCCATCTCGTTCGACCATGGACTGAAGGACCCTACCCGTTAAATCTCGTTTACCCCAGCGGGTCATAACGATCACAATCGAGCCACCAGGTTGAAGACGTTGGCGTGGTCCAGAGGTAAACCACTCATGGACTTTATCGTAGACCGAGGGGTCTGAGGCGGCTAAAGCGGCTTCTTGTTCCGAGTGCGGATCGTCAATAATGAGTAGGTCAGCACCTTTACCCGTAACAGTACCACCAACACCAATAGCGAAATAGTCCCCATTAGCATTAGTAGCCCAGCGGCCAGCAGCCTTGGAATCAGTGCGCAAAGCGACATTGGGGAATATCTTGGCATAGGTTTCTCCATCAACAAGGTTACGAACTTTACGACCAAATCCTACGGCTAGTTCAGCTGTGTTAGAACACTGAATCACCTTCTTATGCGGGAACCTGCCTAAAAACCATGCAGGGAGAAGAAATGACGCAAACTCAGATTTAGTATGACGAGGAGGCATATTAATAATAAGGCGTCTAACTTTACCATTGGCAATCTCCTCAAATTTTTTAGCCATAACAGCGTGGTGTCTACCCAATATAAACCCAGGCCACATTTGTTTTACAAACGCCATAAAAGACTTTTCAGCGGTTTGCCGAATGACCGAGTTCTTATAGTCCTCAGCCATAGTAAATAGATTCTCCCGATCACCCTCTGGAAGACTCTCTAAAAACTTTTCTAGTTGCTCACTCAATGTGACGAGCCCTTATATATGTTGGTCTGATAGTTCTAAAATTTCCCTTGATCCCCTTACAAAGACCAAGCTCTACTAATCTCCACATCTTGCGAGCGACATTACCCCTACCCTTTTCGCCCGTGATATACATCACATCATCAATACTGGGTGCAAACCCATACTTTTTCCAAAACTCATCGATTACTAAAAATATCTCTTTTTGTGCGGGAGTCACGTCTTTCTCCTTATGTCTACCCATGTTTAACACGTTCAATGACATCATGCGCCCGTGCCATTGCTTCCTCTTCTAATATTCGTTCTTTCAAATAACTCATCATCCTTAACAACCGACCCTTGTCTTTATGTAGTAACTCTTCTAAATAATCCAAGACCAGCTGCTCTTTTTGGACTGCTGTGATTTTCTGTGCGTTCATGAGTGTGAGTCCTTACTAAACATTACTGCCTTATAACTATCAATCAAATCAAGTAACTTCTTTTGATCCTGATAACTTAACCGACTTAGCCGATCCTCTAATTCATCTGGGTCTAGTTTATAGATGGGACCCGAATCATTGACGAGGGGTGTTTCACGTGGAACATTTTTTTTCTTTGATGAAGTTTTCATAAGGGGGTGGGGGCTTAGGGTTTACCCTGTGTCACTATAACAGCTGTTATGGTGACTAAGGGTTTTCACTAGGTATGGAATCTGGACCGCTTCCATTGTGCGGAATACTATGCAAGTCTGGCTCACGAGCCAATGCCAAAATTTGGCTGTCGGGGTCTAGTGGGTCTGACGAATCTGCCTTTTGCGACCCGTCTGCCCCGTCTAAGGATGTCTCTTTGCCATCCACATCATCTAGTTCTACATCATCCTGTGCCACATCATCATCTTGATTGTTCTTTCCTACGAGTTCTGCCAGTAGTTCATCTGCTGATCGTGCTTCAATGTCGATTGCCTGACTGTTCTCAATAGCCAGTCTGATACTCGCCATGAGTTTCTCTCGCATCTCACTGGGATCGCTGACCTTAACTATCTCCCGTCTCTCGGTAAAGAGTGCGACCTCTGTTATCTTGCCCAGTAATTCCAGTGCCTTGAGTTGCTGAGCAGGCGGGCATTCAGGATCTAGAGCCTTTTCCGTGATTCTATGGATTGCTAACGCCCTTAAATGAGCAGGAGTTTGATATTTCTGTGCTTCCAAAGCCACCTTAAAGGCATCTATTTGGGTTTGAATAGCCTTGTTTTTTGCGAGAGCCTGCCCATTCTTGCTCTGTGTGCTTGGCTTTCCCTTACTGTTATGCGACTTCCGATAAGCCCCTGCCTTGCTTTCTCCCAGTGCTACCTGCTTGGCAAACTCTACTTGTTTGTGGGTTAGTCGCTTCTGTTTGGCAGTGCTGACTCCCATGAGCAGTGTCTCCACTGGCATAGCCTGTAAGCCTTGCTCTATCTCTTTCCTTGTGAGTCTTTTCATAAGTATCTGTTAGGTATCCTCTTACCCCTGATTCTAGGACAATCA